ATTCAATCATGGGATGAACGGCTCCGTTCCGCGACTTACTTGCGTCCCACAGAGTGGGATGAACGTCAGGTCTTATTATAGACCTTATGCATTATTTAGTCAAGTGTCTCAGTATCAACACAAACATTTTATTTAAAATCCCTACAATCAAAAAAATTGCCGGGGAAATTTACCGACAATTTTGGGAATCACTTCTTCTTTTTGACTTTAGGTGGAGGATTTCCCCACAGTTTAGGGTTAGATTTACCCATACCAAAGTCAATGCTCTTCAATCCAGACTTAAACTTATCATAATACATATCAAAAATACGAACCTGTTTTTGGGAACGTGTTAGATCGTAATGAGTAGTGTCCTCAGAAATATACGTCACTATGAATGCATCATTAGGAGCATCAGTAGTGCTAACTTGTTCCTGACTTCCGTCAGAAACTAGAATTTCACAACCATACTTTTGTTTTAGAAGTTCTTTTTCCGTTGGTGTCCAGCTCATTGACTTTTCTTCTACGGTTGTTTCTACAGATTTTTCTGCAACCTCTTCTGTCATTTCAAAAACTCCATTAAGAACGATTTCCCCATTGAATATCGGGATATGCTTTAGATACTACATCTTTAGTAATTTTATACTTTGTTTCAAGTTTTTTATCTTTTACAAGACAAATAATTTGTGCTTCAAGTGGATGTAATCCCTGAAGAAGATTAATAAAAATAGTTTCTCTGCGAAGGTTAGTCAAGGATTCATTTCCACCCTTCACAAAGTTGTAAAACTTGCTGTACTCTTTACGAATAGAAGTTTTACCTTGATCTTGAGATCCAAGGGAACGACTTCCCATTTCACCCATTTTTTCAACAGCATCTTCAATTTTTTCACTAAGAGTTCCTTTAAAGGAATCTAATTCATCCACTGCTGCGTATGGAACATCACCTTCAGGTAAGATGGAAATAATTGACTCATCAAAGTTCCAAATGAAAAGACTTTTCAAACAGGGATGTTCAAATTTCTGAAGTGCCTCAACTTTTTTAGCAACACTTCGCTGTTTTGATGCAATATCAAAAATTTCAAACACAAAAGGATTCGCTGGTAAATCAGGAATTACTTGAGGTGTTTTGGCGGTAGTAGTCTTTTTTTTACTCGTTGCCGTTGTCGTCGCTTTCTTCGTTGTCGTCATGATAGTTTTCAAAATTAAATGCAATTACCTCATCAGGAATCAAGTTTCCTTGATTATCAAACATTTCGGGATGAGGTCTAGGTACCTCCCGATAGTTCATCATATATTCTCTAGCAGTCCAACCTCCAATTAATCCCACTAAAAGAAACAAGATGGTTAAGAATGAACCTAAGACTAAACTTACTGCTAACATTTTTCTTACCTCTGGGAACTAATTTTTCTTCCTTGCCGTTAAGGAAAACTCAAAGTAGATAGTTACTTCCCTATTGAAGAAGGAAACCATCTGATCAAATGTAATATGAAATGGTTTTTTCTGCTTCTTCCCCCCGTTAAGAATAAGTTCAACTCCGCGATTCTCCTCACGGATGGTAGTTTTATTTATGTCTAGATTAGATAACTTTTTCTTCTCTGAGAAACTGAATGGTGTCACTACATCCTCCCAACTTTTGATCATCACAAAGAACTTGTGGAAATGTTGATCCACTTCCAAATTTATCATAGAATTCTTCCCGTGTAAAGTCTCTGTCAAGTTTATACTCAACAAATCTCTTACCAGTCATCTCTAGGACTGTCATTATTTTAGTGCAGAAAGGGCAACCTGCCTTTGAATATACTAAAAAATTCATATCAAATTAGTTACACTCAATTATTATAGCATATTTTAAGGTGAAGAGTTAATTATCCACTTATATACTTGATAATACAAACTCCTGCACCACCTCTTCCACCAGCAGAAGGTGTTTGTCCTGATCCTCCACCACCGCCACCTCTTCCTTCGACTCCTGGATCTCCCACTTGAGTATTTCCAAGACCACCAAGACCACCAGTACGGTTAAGAGAACCACCACCCATAGGGTCTCCAACGTCTGGATGATTTGTATATCCAGAATGGCCTGGATTATAAATTCCCCATGGACTATGAGATCCTCCAGCACCACCACCACCAAATGCTCTTTTATATGACTCTGGTTGAGAAACGGGAACTCCTAAAAGTATTGTCGGAGTTCCTAATGCAGCAGCAATTTCTGGCATTACGGGAGTTGGAATAGAGCTAAAGAGATAATCATCACCACCTCTTGATTCAGGAGCTTGTAAACCAGGTCCAGGAGGAGCTGTGGTTCCAGCACCACCAGCCCCACCGCCACCGCCACCAATACCACCAGCACTGTGGGCATAATATGGAGCACCAGCTCCACCAGCATGTGCTTTTAGGAATGGTGATGATGTTGGTACATTTGGTGGAGCAACAACTGCACCACCGGGAGTTGGAGAAGATGGGTTTACGGCATCCATACCTCCACCACCACCAGATCCACCACCAGTACCAGCATTAAGCATTTGACCACCTCTTCCACCACCACTCATGGTGACATCATTAAATACGCTAGGATTACCCTCAGACATTGACGCGCCACCGGCACCAATATTGACAGTATATGATCCTACAGCAATTACATATGCTGGATTATGATACAAAGCGCCAGCACCGCCGCCACCACCGTGTTGGATTCCACCTCCACCACCACCAGCTACAAGAAGAACTTCAAGACCAGTAGATTCACCAGGGGACGCTGATACGACAAAATTGTCTGTATTTCCTTTTTGGAAGATATGATAAGTATATCCATCAGAACCAAGTACCTTTGTTCCACCAGAGGCTGTATAAGTATTTGCTCTACTAGTTCTTTCTGGACTATTAAGTGCTGTAGGTCCAACAGCATCTCTACTTCTAAAAGTTTTTAAAAACTGACCTACAGAAATTGATTGTGTTGATTTAATTGGAGCCATGAATCAGACCTCCTTATCACCAGTGATTATGAAATTGATTGTAGATGTTCCTGCTCCAACTCTTAAACTTTCACCAGTTGTATCTAATACAAGAGGATATGATGGTTCTAACAATACTGTTTCTCCCGCATTGACATTAACATCAAATATTTTATTTGCTATTCCCGGAGTTCCACCATTAGGAACAAAAAATACTTGTGCAGTTGCAGCATCTGTTGTTGGTTGATGGCAAATAACTGATCTAATATAAACTTTCTTAGAAGAAGCACAGGTAATAATGCTCACAGTTGTACCTGCAGCAACCTGCACCACATCACTCAATTTTCCCCTTTCCAGTGCCATGACTTCTCTTTTTAGTTATTTAGTAAATTAACCGCCACCGTATAACCAGGTATCTAATGTTCCATCAATACCTGATAAATTTGATCCATCACCATTAAAAGAGTTGGCAGTTATATTACCAGTAACTGTCAGAGCACCACCAACAGTAGCGTCTCCATCGATTGCTAAACTATCAACTGCAGTTACCGCTGTATCAATAGTGGTTGTGGTTCCGTTTACAGTTAAGTTTCCTTGAACTATAGCATTACCACTGAACGTACCATCAACTGCAGTTACATTTCCTGTTGCAGCAACGTTACCAGTAACATTAGCACCAGTAGAAGTTGCTTGAACTTTTGTATTGCTTCCATCTTTCAGAGCACTAGGATCACCAACTCCAGTTAGTGCCGAACCGTCTCCCTGAAAACTGGTAGCAGTTACAATGCCAGTTACATTTAATCCACCAGGAGCATTCAGACCAAATGGAAGTTCAGGTGCGCCCGTTCCTGCCCTGTTGACTAATTTATCAGCTCTTATTCTGGACATCGATTATCTTATGCCTTTATGAAAGTATTTAGTGGGGATTATACCTTGTATCTAATGACAATAATACCAGATCCACCAGTAGCAGCACCGTTATTAGCACCACCAGATGGTCCACCTGCTCCACCACCAGTATATTGGATTCCATCAGTGCCTGCATTACCACGACTTCCTCCTTCACCACCGCCACCTTGTCCACCGGCACCTTGTGTTCCTATATTTGGATAGTTATGTCTGACACCAGATCCACCACCACCGCCATACCAACCATTTTGTGGGGCAAGTGCAGTTACGCCAATTAGTGGACCAGTGAAATTGGAGAATTGTCTTCCAGGACCACCGCCACCACCCTTCCTATCAGGAGCAGAAAATGTTCTTGATGGAGTACCAGATTGTCCAGGTCCACCAGCACCACCTCCACCACCATTAGTCATGGCGCTGGTTGAATTACCTGGTTCGGGTTGGTTTGCATATCCGCCATTACTACCATATCCAACTAAATCATATCCTGGAGTTGGAGATGGGTTTTGAGTAGTCTTTGGACCATAACCTTTATTCGGTCCAGAACCATATACCTCACCACTTCCAAACTCAGTATTACCACCACCACCACCAGATCCACCATTCGGAGCTTGTCTCCAATTACCATCATAGTAAGAACCATGTCCACCACCAAGGGCAGTATGTCCACCGAAGACACTATTACCACCGACGGCTTGACCTGCACCACCAGATCCTACAGTAATAGGGTATGATCCTGAACCGAGAGTGAGAACACCATGAAGAATTCCACCTGCTCCACCACCACCGTGTCCAACACAACAATTACCAGTATCAACTCCACCACCGCCTCCAGCGACCATCAATACTTCAATTTCTCCACCAGTAGTAAAATTAATAGATCCAGGTGAAGTGAACGTATGATACTTATATCCATTTCCAGGTTCTAAACCAGCCGCAGGAGTTGCGTTACCAGATGCTGCTGTTGCAACAGCACCTGAAGTACTTGCAGCAAGACCCATTGAATATCGAACAATAACAACACCTACCGCACCAGGACCTCCTGCATCTCCAGGTCCATTACTATAACCACCGCCACCGCCGCCACATCCAAAGTTAAATGCTGCTTGTCCAGATGAAGTGCTGTGGGGAAATCCACCCATACCACCACCACCTACACCACCGGCACCAGATTGTCCGTCAGGTGTACTGCTATCTTCTTTACCTCCACCGCCACCTGCGGCATAAGCACCACCACCAATCTGTTCCCTATAACCTGCAGGAACGTAGTTACCTGGTAAATATCCAGCACCAAATTTTGGAAAACATCCAGCAGCACCACCTGTTCCACCTATATTTGCATCCCATGCTAAGGAAGCACTACCGCCAGCACCGCCGCCGCCACCACCAGAATATTCTGGGTGAATATTAGTTGTTCCGGCAGAAGAATCATTAGCATATCCAGTCAATGTTCCGCCAGGAGTTGAAACTGGGGATAAAGTACCTGTACCAAGAGTTGTTCCACTACGGGCACCGCCACCAGCACTACCTACTGTGTTAGGTCGT